AAAGCGATGTCTAATAAAATATTATCATTTGCTTGAATGACATTTAATCTCTTTGCTATTGCGTTAATCCAAGAACCATTATCGGGTTGTGTTGCTCCTAAATTATTCGCCCAATCTTGTATTAAACTCATAAGATTAAAATTTGATTATTATATCCGTTTCCGTTTTCATAATGGCAAGTTCCGTGACAGCATCCACTGCATCCGTGACAATCAATCATTGGTCTTAAATCCGTATCCCTGTTTTCTTCAGATATAAATTCGGGAAAAAGATTCTTGTTTTTGATTAACCATCTAATTAATCTTTGTTCAAAGAATGAAGCCTTTTGTGCGTAGTGTTCCATTCCAAAAGCTACTTCACGTTGACTTACTGAACTTGAAAAATCCCCGTTTTGAGTTTGAAGACCTTTGTTTTTAAGTTGATATGTTAAACCGAATACAGCATCTTCAGCACTTCGCCAAGCTACAATCGGTTGAATAAATTTAATTAGTGTTTCTTCGGGGCTACCCGGTAATGCTGCTTGAGTATTATATACATTTAGCATATAATTAAAGAAGTAAGTTCCTAAAATTGGCATCACTCGTAATTGTGCTTGTGTCGCTATGTATGGAGTAACGTCCGTAACGTCCACATTTGCCGTTATAGGTGTGTTCGTCTTTAGGTAGTTTTCAGTTATAAAATAAAGCATTATACTACAGGTGTTTCAGGATTAGTATTAGGAACACCATCACCACCTTCGATTGGCGGTAACGATGCTAAAGCACGAATTTCATTTGGTGTCATCGAATCTAAAACTTTCGTAGCTACTAAAGGCGACATCGAATTCAAAGCCTCGCTTGTTTTACTTGCGCTTTCTTCAACTTCAACAATCGTTTCGTTAATGATTTGAAAGTTATTAATAACTAATTCGCCTTTTACTTTAGCGATATGCAATAACTCGTTAAAGATATCTTGGACGATTTCTCGTAATGGTTTAACTACGTTCTTTTCAAATATCACATAAGCTTGTTTGATATCAGCACCCCCTCCAAGTGAACCCGTTGTACGAACACCCATTAATATAGGGTCAATTGTATGAGAAAAACATATTTGTTCCGTGTTTAGCGCTGAAGCTTCTTGGAATAACTTATCGTTTGAGTTAGTAGGTAGACTTTCAATCTTCGGCATCTGCTCCGCTGAATTAGCAAAGAATGCAACCGCTTTTCCTGCATTTTCCGCTCCTTTTAACTTGTCAATAGTTCTTCGTAGTACGTTCTTTTCTTCTTCACTTTGCGGTCTTTTAGGGAACATCATAGCAAATGAAGGGAATATCGAGTTTTGAATATTGGATTTCGCTAAATAGCTAAGTTCACCGGATAAAAAAGCAAAGTTTAACGCACTTGAATACTGCGGAAGCGGGTAGTAATCTTGTCCGATGCAAGGTAATTCGTAAATATATAGTTGTTCGTACTCGTTACTTAATGGGTGATAAGGTGTAATTTCAAAAACATCTATTCTCGATGCCCAATCTTCGCAAATAAAGTAAGTTTTCCCGTCTTTAGAACGTCTTAATTTCTCGGGTGATAGGTTTTCTACTTTCGTTAGTTTTCCACGCTCTGAAAAGCACAATTTAAAATATACTCTATTATGAATAACTAACTGCTTTGTAACGATCGCAGCAACCTTTTTTAGTTTTATCTTCTTTTCGAATGCGTAAAGTTCTAATTTTTCTTCGTTTGTTAGCTTTTCAGTTTGAATTGTAAACCCACCACCGATTACTGCATTCACTTTATAGTCAACTATTGCTCCGTGCAAAGGTGAACTATAATACATTTGGTTTAATGTTTCAGGATAAATTTACATAAGGTAGTGCAAGATTTGCACCGCCCACTTTATAAAAAGGTGTAGAAAAACTATGATAGCCTTCCACAACTTCAATGCTTTCTTTTTCACTTTGTCTAAATATATCGTACCAAGCCATAATTTAATCGTATATTGAATTTACAATAGCACCCGAAACAACCATTCGACCTTCTTCGATTACATCGCCTGTAGTATCTTGAATTGTTATAGGGGGAATAAGTGATTCATAAACCGAATAAGAATATTGACCCTTCATTAAATCCACGTCCACGGGTTCGTCTAACTCAAATTGATTAAACCTTTCGGGATAAGCAGAAATGTCGGGAGTAGTGAATAAAATAGGTGTGCTTTCGGGATTCATTTCATTCTGAAACACGAACAAATAATAAGGATTCGATAACGTACTAACTTCCGTTAACGTTAACACAATACTATTTAATTCGTCTTTGTTTATGTATATCACAACTATATTAAGTTAGTTCGTCTTTTTGTTTAAAAAAAAAGCACCCCGAAGGATGCTCATTTTCTTGGAGAAACGCAAGTTAAATTACTGAATTAACTGCATTTTGTGTAACCTCATATGACAAATACTCGTTTTCCGCTGTCAAAATAATTTGGTATTTACTACCATCTGCGCGAGCCGTGCCCGAGCCTTCAGAAGAACCCGTTAATTGCAAATAAGGGAAGTACCAATACTTTCCGTTAGCATCTTGAATTATTGCGTTCAAGTATTGCTGACCTGCTCCTAAAACTTTTATAGCTTGTGACTTAGATTGGTCACGTCTATGGAACATTAAAGTAATGGTTTGAGTGTAATAAGAAGAACCATTAACTAAGTCAATAGCTGCTTCTTCAGTATAAGAACCCGTGTTTCGTCTAATCTCGAACTCGGTGTAAGTGTTTAAAGGGTTTGTTAAAGTAATAGAATCAATCGTCCAAGTTAACGTTCCATCCAATGTAAATAAATCGATGTTATCTTGTTGGTTAATCCATACTTTATAAATGCCCCCCGAATTGTTGTCACACGACTTTACAATTCCTTCTAATGCTTCACAAGACATATATATTATTTTTTTTAGTTATTTAAATAGGGGGTTTTTACACCCCCGTTATTTTGTTATTTTTGATTAGTCAAAACAAGCAGCCCAAACAGCGATTTGCTCCGGGTTTGTATGATAAAATCCTGCTTTAACATTCGCACGTGTACGGATATATGGTTCAGCAACGGTATCAGTTAAGTTAACTGCTTTCAATGCTTTAGCATCGCCTTCAGCGTCAAACGCATAAACTAAATCGTCTTTCAAAGAAGCTACGATTGTGTTATCAGGCATACCTTCACAAACGATTACTTTGATTCCTAAGTAAGTCATTTGCAATGGAGCAGAAACATAAGTTAAAGTGTTACCTGAAGCAGCAGCAAGTTCGTAAGCAGCAGCTACGTTAGAAGAAACACGGATTCTTAAGTCAGCTTTTTTGAATCGAACTGAAGCAGGAAGACTATTAACTACTACATTAAATGTTGCAAGAACGTTAGTAGAATCTACAGCACCACCATTTGAATAAGCCAAATTAGCACCATCAGCACAAAGTTTAACCAAGTGACCATCACACAAAGCCAAAAGCGGGTTTTCGCTTCCTGTATCACCTTGCCATCTAATAAGTTCGATATCTTCTTCGATTTGCATAGCCATTACGTTCCAATAGTAGTTCATAAAAGAAGCTACCGTGAAATCACCATTCGAACCTTGTGTCATTTGTAAAGCTACAAAAGATTGCTCTAAGTCAAACTGACATATTTGAGCCATTGCGCTAAATGCACAAACATCGATTTCGATAGCGTCCAATGTATCATTTGGAGCGGAAAAATTACAGCTGCTTGCCTGTAAAATTGAACCGAATGCTACGTTAGCCAATTTCGTTTTTGACTTAATTGAAGGCAAAGCACGATAAGAATCAGCTACATCAGCAGTTAAATACGCACGAGAATAGAACTCGTTAGGGTTAGGACAAAGTAAAGCATTTGTTTCGATGTCCAAGTCGAATTTTAGTTTTCTTTCCATTTTGGATTTTTATTTGATTTTAGTTATTACTTAATTTATTCAATGCACTAAACTTTTCAGCTATTGACATTTTTACTTCCGATTTCATTTCTACTTCTTCTTCGGATCTTTCTGCTAACATTTCTTCCATTTGGGTTCTTAGGTCAGCAATGATTTTCAAAAGGTTGTTAACTTGTTCTTCAAGTACAGGAGTAACGATAGCCAAAACTGCTTCAGCATCAGCCGTTACATCAACTGCCATTTCTTCTTCTTTAACAACTTCTTCAAGTTCTTCGGGCGCGGGTTGTTCGTCAATAGGTTCAGTTTCCGTAGTCACTTCTTCTTCGACAACACTATCCTCCATAGCCACTTCTTCTTTAGGTGCGTCCTTAATCTCGATAATCTCACCGCCTTTTACGACATAGATTTTACCTTCGATTAGGTGTTCCCCATCGGGTAGTTTGTTCATATTATATTTATTTATTTGATTACTTAGTTTAAGACCTAAAAAACCTTCGATTGAAAATCCGATTTGTTCGTTTTTTACTAATTCGTTGTAATACTCCTTATCCGTAATTTGAGCCGTTAACATTAACGTACCTTTAGGAACTTCAATTCCAAAAGTCGTAAACGATTTATCTTGTTTTGGGTTATCTACAATCCAAGATTCTAAAATAAATGCAGGAACTTGTTGACTTTGGTCGTGTTCTAAATTAAAGATGTCACGATTCTTTAAGTCTTGCATAAACTTAACGTGGATTTGTTCTATTGTTTCTGCCGTAAATTGAACGTAGTATTCTCCTGTTTCGTCATCACGTCTATAAATTTCCATTGGAATCATAGCAGGAGCAGTAACACGGTATTTTACATTGTCTGCGAACATTAATTTATTCGATTGATTAAATGCCATTCCTTTAACCTTTATAGCAGGGTTTGAAGTAAAAGCAATTTGCTCAATCCCTAAATCTTCGCCATCGGAATACTCGGGATCAATAGTGATTTTATAGATTGGTAAATCCTTTGTCATTACTCTATATTATATTTTATTTATATTTGTTCAAAAAATATAATTATGATTGAAGTACTCGGGCGAAATATTGCCAACAAAATGAATGAAATAACGATTGAAGAATTCGAAAAGATTTCTAACATTCACAATGATAAGGAACTCGATAACATCGAAAAACAAATTAAAGTTTTTGAAGTTGTAGGGGTTGAAGAAGACGAATGGGATGACTTTAATTACTTCGTAGAAAAGACAAAAGAATTCAACACGGACAATTACGAACCTAAAGACCCTATCGGTGAAATAGAAATAGACGGATTTACTTACAAAGCGGAATTAAAACTATCGGTAAAAGATACGAAGCTAATCGAAAAAATGATTACTAAAGAAAATAAACATTCCGTATCCGATATTATGGCTTTAATGTTTAAACGAACCGACCTAAGCAACACGGAACACTACGATTCAGCGCACTTAAAACACAAATCGAAACTATTTAGAACACAAGTAGCTGAAATAGCAATCCCATATTTGAATTATGTCACAACTACAATCTCTGACCACGCTAAAAAACAAGCTTCCGAAAGCGTGGAATCAAATAACGATTGAAACATTTATAGAACTAAAGACCCTATCCGATGAAGATGGGGTTTTTAACTATCAAATCGATGTGCTTTGCACGTTGTTAGACTGCTATCCTGAAGATATTGACGAACTAACTATCGAAGAACTTGAAGAACT